TGATTAACTAATTTTCATTAATGCTTCATCTATTTTTGGTTTATTGTAGCCCACAATAATCTCATCACCAATAACTGATACTGGCGTGCTTCTATATCCCATCGACAGTAATTCTCTCTGAGAATTCACATCAGTTGATACATTATGCTCCGTAAAAGCAAAGCCACCTCGTGAAAGATACCCTTTCACCATATGACACGGACCTCAACCATTTGAAGTAAATATTTTAATCATTGTCTCTCCTTATCCACATTTAGAATATCCACACGCTCTACAAGATTCACACCCCTCTGCCATAATAAGCGGGGACTGACACACAGGACATTCATCCACACTAGCCATAGCAGCCGCCGCACCTTCAGTAAAAGAATCCACTGATGGAGCAGTATCAACTATAGGAATATCAATCGCCTCGCCAAGTACCTTAGAGATACCGTCAGCAATAGATTGAATTAATACACCATTATCCCAAACAGGATTACTTTGTATTCCAGATAATTGGTTAATGATTGCTGAAGTAGGTATGCGGTACTGCATAGCTAACGAAATTAATCTACAAATCGCCTCAGTATTAGCATGAGCGGTTCCACCCGCTTTACCTATAGTTGCAAATACTTCATATAAATCACCCATCTCATCACTATTTAAAGTGACGTACATAGTTCCCTGACCAGTATTCATCTTAGTAGTAGTGCCTTGTAAGTTGCGAGGACGACTTGCTATACCTTCTACAGAAACAATCGAATCAGAAAATGTCTTTTGATTGATGGCTACAAGAACTTCATCTTTACGACTACCTTGTCTGTAGACAGTAATGCCTTTACAGTCTCCGCCCCATGCCTGCATGTAAGCGTTGTATATATCTTCTTGTGTAGCACTGTTAGCTAGGTTAATAGTTTTAGAAATACCGCTATCAACATACTTCTGCCACACAATTTGCATATTTACATGAGCTTCTGGAGAGATAGTCTCTGAAGTTTTATACAAACTTGCCAACTTATCGTCTAAAAGATCGTTAATATCCCCACCATTGTCTAAATATGTATCTAAATTGTCGTGATTTAACGCGTCTCGTAGACCTTTAACCGTATAAAACAACTCAACATTCGCCATTGCAGCAGACATATTGTGTTTTTTGAAGGATAAAGAAAAATGTGGCTCAATTCCTGACGATGTGTCAGCAATCATGCTAATAGTTCCGGTGGGAGCGATAGATAATCGCCATGCGTTACGCATATTCTTCCATTCGCCGCCATTCTTCTCGTTAAGAGGAGATTCATCAAAGGCAGGGAAGTCTCCACGCTCTTTTCCCAAAGAACTACTGTAATTATCAGCAGTTGTTTTAAGAACATTACCTAACTTGTCTGCTATCGATAAGGCTTCAGTAGAATCATACGGAATTTCCATACTAACTAGGCAATCAGCCAATCCCATCACACCAAGACCAATCTTACGGGTCTTTGCATTGACAGTTTGAGTCTTTTCAGTCGGATGCTGGTTAACACTAATGACGTTATCAAGTAAACGTGTGCAAGTTTCTATAATTTCTTTAAATCTATCGAAATCAAATTCCTTACGATCATTAACGAAGTTACCTAAATTTATACTTCCTAAATTACAAGACTCCCCTGAGAGCAAAGGTTGCTCACCACAAGGATTAGTAGCATTTATCTGACCAAGTTGAGGAGTTGTGTTGTCCCTATTAATACGATCTAGCCAAACCATTCCCGGCTCACCATTTCTCCAAGCACCTTTAGTGATGTCATTGAATAAACCACGAGCACTTATATAAGAATTATCTTTTGGAGAATCATAAGAATTTTTATCTAATGGATAAGTTAGATGGAGATACTTGTCATCCCTAACAGCTCTCATAAAATTACTATCAGCTCCAACACTAATGTTAAAGTTTTTGATCTTACCTTCTTCAGTTTTGCAGGTAATAAACCTCTTTATATCGGGATGGTAGACAGACATGATTGCCATATGAGCACCATCTCTTTTGCCCCCTTGAGTTATCATAGTACCGACCTGACTGAGGGTTTCTAAAACTGCGATAGGACCACATGCCTTACCTTGAGTAGTTTTTATTGGAGTTCCCTCGGGACGAAGATCGCTAAGACTAAATCCAATTCCACCACCAAACTTCTCAATCATCGCTTGATCATGTGCGGTCATCATAATGGAAGACATGGAATCATCTATATCCATAACATAACAAGCAGAAAGGGTTCCTTGACCAGTTCCTGCATTCATCAAAGTAGGACTATTAGGAATAAAATCTAGATCCCACATAACATTAAAAAATCGATCTGCCCACTTAGCTTGGTCTGCTTTCTTCTCAGCACCAGCTAGAGAATTTGATACACGTTTAAACATTTCTATAGGCGTTTCAATCGATGAACCATCTTCACCTTTCTGAAGATACCTCTGTTCTAATGTAAATAATGCGTTATCTGTGAGATTTCCTGTGCCCTTAACTACCATTATGAGTCCTCCGTTTTTATATGGTCCCCTACACGTAAATCTCCCCATTTCGCAATACACAAAGCATCTATTGAGTCTTGACTTAATCGAGAAAGCTTACTATCAAATATTTTTAATGCCATCTTTTTTATCTTTTCTTTATCTGCACGCCCATCACCTATAACATCTTTCTTCCAAGTACTTACATTAACACCAAAAACATCGATGTTATGGTGAATACAAACTACTCTGCACATAGCCTGTACATGCACCAATCTAATAACTGCAGCCCTATTCTGAACATACGGAACGTCTTCTATAAAGACGGTATCTTCCGATGTAATATTTTCCTCTACGTAATCAAAAAACTCTTTATATAGCTGCTCGAGACGAGTCTCCCAAGAGCGAGATTTAGATCGAAATTCTATCACAGAATAATCGCCCATAGATAACTTTGCTATAGCTATTTTTGTAGTAGATATATCTATTCCATACACGCTCATGGACGTACCCTCTCTTGCCCTCTTCGGGTAACAATCCTGCTAATAGTCTCGAATTGTTGGTCGTACATATGGTATCGACCTCTAAGAATTCTTAAATGACCTTGCTTAACAGCGATCCTCATTTTTAATGTTTGAAGAGAAGGATCATCATTCAAAACCTTACCTTTAATGCTATCCTTCAGCAGACGCTTGGTAGAAGTTTCTTCTAGTTCCGCACCTTGTGTTTGAAGCATTACATCAAATCCTTCTGTTAGTACAGCAAGTTCTGCTTCTAGTTGACCTACACGATACGAGGTATAGCTTTTCCATCCTCCCAAAAACAATAACCACCTATCGACTTCGGCATCTGCTAATAGCTCTGCATCCCTAGGAAAGTCATAAGACTCACCATCGCTATGCGGTGGATCTGTAGGAGGAAAAAACTCCTCTTTCAAGCTCCTATCCATACCGTAGACTCTAATTTGTTCTGACCTTTCCGTAACCTTTCCTGTTTCCATATTAAATTCCTTCTACAAAATGTTCCCTTTCGCATAATTGTTGGAAATTACACCAATCATGATTTTCTTTAGGTCGATAAGGAACCTTGTCACCTTCATCTATATATTTTTTTATCTTTCTTAATTTATTTAACGTCTCATCTAATAATCTTTGATCTCGCTCTACCGGATATATCAAATATTCTTGCGTGTTTTTATTGATATAAAAAATTAATCCTTCTTCTAAGTCCGTCATCATGGAATATAAATTCCACTGAATGAGATGCTCTGCACGCGGAAGATACTTCAATGCATATTTATTTTTAGGATTAGCCATCGACTTAATCTCAAGAAGAATATGCTTCTTATCTGATGGACGCTCTAATATTCCATCATAGTGTCCTACGATAGGAGGATCATCCCAAGTCACTTCTTCTTCAGAGGAAACAAGAACACCTGCTCCTTTTAACTTCTCCTCTAACCATTCGTGATAAACCGTTCCAACCATCATCCTACGAACAGGATTTGCGGGAATAGGGTCTTGGGTATATCCCATCATGTAATACCAAATAGCTCTAGGACACCAATGAGCACTAGAAGGAGAAAAATAATCTCTTTTTTTAGGAGGTCTTAACGTAGTTTGATCGTACTGATCTAACGCCGTCTCTAACCAAGCTGCAGGATTCATTTGATTTGTTACATCACTAATTTTAGGCATCTATCTTTTTTTCCACTATCTTCCAAAATTCTTTTAAAAATTCTTCTTTGTATGAAACCTTGATAACTTTTAAAGGAATTCTCCATGTCTCAATTCCTTGTAAAGCAAAAATCTCATCACGTTTCTTATCTCTCTTAGAGAGATGCAACGGACCATCTACTTCTATAGCTAAACGCAAATCAGGTACATAAACATCTACTACATACGGAGGAAAATCTTCCTGCGGATTAGCACCTATGCCTGTATCTCTAACCCAATTAAGAACCATAAGTTCTTGAGGAGTATCCTTCTTACTTAATTCCCCTCTAGGCATTAATCAG